TAGACCAAGTGCCAGCTCCACTGGCAAGAGTTTTAAATTGGTCGGAGTAGAAGGATTCGAACCTACGACCTCTGCGTCCCAAACGCAGCGCACTACCAAACTGTGCTATACTCCGTAATTGGCCTGCCCTGTAGGATTCGAACCTACGACCTACAGCTTAGAAGGCTGTTGTTCTATCCAACTGAACTAAGGGCAGATTTATCCTTTAACTTCTATTACAATCTCACCTGTTCCGAAAAGTTCATAACCTTTATCATCTGGGGCAACTGTAATTTTAACATTCGTTTCTAGTGCTTCGCACATTTCTTTAGCGGCGATCTCTGCCTCTTCTATTGTTTTGTACATAATATATTTAACTCTTTTTTCATTACATCATATAATACCATGTTTACTCTCATTTGTCAAGTGGTATTAGTTCTTTTTCCTTAGTTTCTTTGTTATATCTGAATTTAATATAGTTACCCTTCTCCAAAGTATCCAATGTAAACTCTACTGCATCTATCAATGATTCCTTCTTGCCGATGTGAACTCCGATGTAATACGATGCTGCAAGACAAGATGTACATAAAAGTGATAATTCAATTGGTGTCATAGTTACTACCTCTCTAAGATAACATAATTGCAAGACTATTTATCGAACACAGAAATGGGGTTTTCTCAACCACATTCAAACCATGACTGCCCACTGCCATCAATATCCTTTTCGAAGTCAGCAATTATTTTGCGTTTCTCTGCAACCATTGCCTGCAATTGACTTATTGCATATCTTTGATCTTTAGGGGTTGGTGTTTTTAGAAAAGCACCTTGAACCTTATCCAAGATTTCCTCTAACATCTTTAAGTCATGTAGTTCATTTACCATTTTAATCCACCTCGTAAGTTACAATGTTTTTGATTTTGGAGACTAGCTCCTTGCCATACTGAGTAAACAGAATACCATGTTCCCAAACAAAGGATTCCACACACTGTCCACTGTAGAACTTCGTACCATCTACTAACCAGCGCAAAGCAGTCTCTTCATCACGAGCACCATTTGCAATGGTTTTGTCTATAATAGACTGAAAGGTAACAACACACTCTTGCTCATACTCAGCCTCTTGTTTCATATCTGCCTCAATAGTGGTACTATAACTTTCAATTTCGGCATCAAGTTGAGCGTTCGTCATCATCTTGAAGTTCATAGAACGAGCAAACGACTTTGAGTACGCCTCACCACACATGTCATATGCGGTTGCTTCCAACATACCACGTTGGTAAGACTTGAGTGTTGTCCACCCATTACTTTCAAAGAAAGCAGGGTCAGTTGGAATGAATCCAGCGGCACGACCTTCCTTGGCGTCAACCCACTCTTGGGTATCTGCATTGCGTTGAGTGATGTAATCAATAAGTTGCTGTTCCATAATATATACTCTCTTTGTTGGTTTCTTTATCTTATGTAACCATTATACATGTTTTAATAACAAAAGTCAAGTGATTTGTTAGAACACTTTGTTATATACATATAACTAACCTTCGTACCTGTCGTGAATAGGGATAGCACCGATAAACGCTTCTGGTTGTTCTAACATGTTACGTCCTGCTTCACCGAAGCGACTGTCTGAACTTGAGGCGTAGTTTCCACCAAACATATGTTGTCCCTTGAAGTTTTCTTCTGGAACAATCGACAGTACAGAACCGAATCCAAAATGACGAACTACCAATACCGCAGCAGGGTAATCATCAGAAGGATTGAATGGGCCTGACACATTTGTCAAGCACAACCCTTTAATATCTGTAGAAGAAACTCCACCATTGGTACAGTCTATTCCATTTAAATCTCTGTAAACACTAACTAATAAACCCATAATATATTCTCCTAATTAATAAAGTTCAACGCCATATTTGTCAATAAGAATGGCAGCAACACGTTCACGATCTAACGAGTCTCCATCACCCCAAGTCCCTAACCCAGCACCTTCTTCGTGTATGCTGGTGTAGTAATCAAAAATTGCAGACTGAATTTGGGTTTCAGTAGCAAACTCTGTTTTTGCATAAAGTCCATTTTCGCCATAATAACCTTTTAGATAATTCTTAAAATCGACTAGTTGTTTAACAATAATTTTATTCATATTTCTATCTCTTTCTTAATTCTATAACTAATTATACCATTGTTTTCATAACAAGTCAAGTGATTTGTTAGAACACTTTGTTATATACATATAACTAATACTTCTCAACATTCTGTGGAGCGTACAAACCAACCAATCCACGCACTTCATTATAAACACGAATCCGTTTGGCAGTGACTCCAACAACCTCACCCCAAGCCCAAACATCAGTACCAACACACTTCACTCCAACTCTCTCACCAACTTTGTAGTCGTTAGTTGTGGCGACATATTTGTGTTCTTTAGTAATCATATTTCTATCTCTTTCTTTATTCTATGTAACCATTATACCTTGTTATCACAACAAAGTCAAGTAATTTATAAAAAAAAAGACAAAAAAAAGTCCTTGTAAAAACAAAGACTTAGAATTTATTTTAATTCTTTACAGACTTTTACAAACCTTCAAGTGTTAAAAATCCTGCATACGAGCGACAATTTGCTTGTTGCGATTTTCTCCACCGACTTAATCCTTCCAACAAAAATGCATCCATTATAAGTCTCCCCCTCTATACATTCTGCCACCTTTGGCAATGTTCTTAATATCACTACGACAAATACCAATGTCGCGTAATTCACGATCACTTAGATCAGACAATTGCTTAAATGCTTGACTATCCCAATTAGGATCAAATCGACTTTCTTCGATAAACCCTTTGAAAAAGTTTGCAACTATATCACAGAAGGAGCAGTAAAAACGTGTGAGTGTTTGCGTACTCATTTTGAATCCTCCATCATTAAATTCTTCGCTTCTGCATAGTAACCCATGCGTGTTAGTTCTGCGGCCGCCTTCGCCCTTCCACTAGATTCTGTTATTCCGATACATAATGACATTATCTTTGAAAGTGTGCCCTTAACAAGTTTACAAACTGCACAACCATGTTCGTAAGTGTGGTTTAAAATTAAACCGAGTGACATTTTTTGATTCTCCTATTATTCAACATTAGTTCATAATACGCAACTACATCGTTATCATGTAGGTGCTGTACTTCATTAGAATATTCAGTTCTGATGAACCTTATAATATCCGTGTTTTTTGGTGCTGCCTTAAACAAATCCAATACATTCCAATAATTCATTCTTCTTTCTCTTAAACGATAAAAAGGGATGCATATCATCCCCTAATTAATTATAATGAGACACACACAGTCTCACGATGTCCTTATGATAGGTCATTTTTTGATTCTCCTTTGGGGGGTCTTCGCGTATATTTATACCAATACTACTAAAGTCTTAACAAAAAAGGTATGTTATTTACACATACTTACTATTGCTTAGATGCATATTCCTCTCTCAGTATCTTAGAACTACCAACCCTGACATTGATGATACCATTATAGTATGTGTCACTAATGAGTACCTCTCTGTCGAACTGTTCCTTTGCTTCTAGATAACTGAGCATCCCTCTACTCTGACAATAATGTAGTATGACTCTGGTAAACTTATCCTCACCGAGCTCCTTCACATCAGCGTTCAAGTAATCAGAAGAACCCCAATAGGTTTTCCAATCACTTTCTTTTGTTGAACGCCTCTTGTTTTTCTTTCCTTTCAATGGGGGTTTCGTAACCTTAAAACGTGCTAGTTTTTTACCAACATACATCTTACCATTAGTAAGATTAGTTATTAGATATACGAACCCCTCACAATCCTCTGGCAGTTCATTTACAGAGGAACCTTCAAACGTCCAGTTTACCATTTAATAATCTTCGTCTTCTGGTTCGTCAAACAATTCGTCTTGTTCTTCCTTGTTTAACTTATCAGAACAAAAAGGGCAATAGGATATACCATAGCTCCATTCGTCCATATTATGTGCTATGCGAAAAACTGCTTCGCAACTATCACATAGGATTTCTTTTCTACTCATGTATATTCCTGCCCCTTATTATCATTAAGCAGCGTAGACATCATCCCACTTACCAGTTAATCCAGCAACCTCGTATTCGGTTACTCTATTCTCAAAGAAGTTAGTATGGTCTGCGCCGTTAAGAACCCACTCCAACCAAGGTAGAGGATTCTCTTTTACTTTGTAGTTTCCTTTAAGTCCTAGTTGCAGAAGTCTTCGATCAGTAATGTATCTTACATACTGTTTAACTTCTTTCTCACCTAGTCCTTCAATGTCACCAAGTTTGTACGCTAAGTCAATGAACCTGTCTTCTAACTTGACAGCGTTCCTTGCCATCTCATATATATGTCCCTTAAATTCATCGTCTATGATACGAGGATGTTCTGCACAATATGCCTTGAATAACTTTGCATTACCTTCAACATGGATTGATTCATCACGAATACTCCACTCAACAACCTTACCCATACCTTTCATCTTGCCATAACGCTGAAAGTTCAACAACATCACGAATGATGCAAACAGTGCTACACCTTCATTCATTACAGACTTTGCAAGACACAGCCCAAGTCCACGAACTGTATTCGGGTCACTGTCCATCATAAATTCAATCTTCTCAGACATCTCTGTATATTCTAAGAATGCATGATACTCTGCGTCTGACAATCCAAGTGTTTCATTCAGTAATGCATATGCACGTTGATGAATACCTTCCCTAGTTGCAAACGAACCAAGCATGTTTCTCACTTCGTTGTTCTTAAACTTAGGAATGAATTGGTCGTAATAGTTCTGTCCCACTGCTACATCTGACTGTGTGAATAGTCTAAGGATGTTTGTGACGTATTCCTTCTCAACTGCGTTAATCTTACCCGACTTCCAATCAGCAACATCTTCAGACAAGTCAAGTTCATCTTCAACCCAATGAACCTTCTCATGTCTTGTTGTGATTTCAACTGCCCAAGGATAGTGGAATGGTTTGTAAGTTTCTGAGAACTCTAACAATCCACCACCTTTCTTCTTTACAAATGTATCTGCAATGGCAATAAACTGGTCATAAGTACCAATCAGTTTATCATCAATGAAGATTTGTGGTACTGAACGAGCGTTAGGTACACGTTGATAAAATGCAAGGCGTTCCTCTTCGTTGTCCATCTTAACTTCTGTATAATCATACCCATGTGAATCAAACCATTGCTTGGCCTTCTCACAGAATGGACAATGCGACTTACTGTAAATTTCTACTTTCATTTCTTTATCCTTTATTAATCAACCCTGACATGCAGGGCAATCGTCTTGTTCCATTGTTTGTGTTTCAAAATCCTTCAATGCATCACGAGCAACTTTCAATGATACATTTTCTGCCTTTTGTGAACTCTCCGTTCTTAGGTAGTACAGACCCTTAGTTCCTAACTTCCACGCAGCAAAGTGACTTCTATGTAGTTCTTTCTTATCTGCACCTGATGGGAAGAATAGATTTAATGATTGTCCTTGACAAAGATACTCTTGTCTATCTGCGGCCTGTTCCACTAACACCATCTGATCAATCTCAATTGCTGTTTTGAAAACATCT